TAATTTACCTGCAATATCAGGAGCTTCTCTTACTAACATACCTGCAACGGTTTTTGCTAATGCAGATACAGTGGGAATGTTTTATTTTGGTAAGGGTGAAGCCTCTGACAGTGTACCTGGTGATGTACAAACTGGTACAAATGTTAGATACGCTGATGCAAATGGCAATATTTTACCAAATCCAAGACCCAGTGGCACTCAAAGACAAATGGGACATCAGACAAGTCCGATAACTGGTACTGTTTTTCATAGAATTACATAG